GTAAAACCCGTGAGTAAGAGTTGCGCTATCTTTCCAAAGCGATACTGAACTACCTTTTTTTGACGCTCCTGTGCCATAATTATTGATACTGAAAATGCACTTACCTCTTATTTGAGTAGTTGTATCTTTTAACCCTTGTAAGCTCACTTGCTTATCCGTTCCAAGTCCTGCGATAATGTCGCCTTGAGCTGTGATTTTGCCAGAAGCCTCAATATTTCCTGTCGTTTCATCTCCTACATGTCCTATACCTGCCTTGACATATATACTTTTAACGTATAAATTTTGCCAAGTTTGTTGTGGCGAACCAAGATTAGGAAAGGTTTCTCTATATCCAGACGGAGTGGGTTCGGCGTCATTTGTTTGAATTGGGATTAAATCGCTAATAATCTTGTCTGCCTTAAAGTAATTTGTGCTAATCCCCATCATATCTGTTTCAAAAGATGTTATTTTTGTTACAGTTCCGTCTTCGCTTCTATCATAATATCCACATCTGATAGTCGGGCATTTGTAAGTGAAAGTTCCTACTCCTGCACCGATATTAATTTGTCCGGCTCCGTTTGGGGTTATTTCACACCAAGCCTTGTAACTTCCTGTTATGGTTGCGGCACTACTATCCCATTGGTCTACCCAATCAAGCTCTCTTGAAAAACCATTTTCCGTAATGTTGAAATCTGCAATTTTGCCGCTTGTCGATTCAAGATATGTACCATACAGTTTAGCACCTGTAATTGTGCCACTTGCGGTAATGTCTTGTGCAAACAAGTTAGTAACGTCAATCTGTTTGGCTTTTATGGAATTGGTTGTAATTTTCCCACCGTCAATCGTGGTGGTGTTCGGACTGTAGATATTCTCTTTAATCTCGTCAGCGGTTTTCTTTGCACCTACAACCACACTATTTGTACTGATAGCATTGATAAACGCTTCTTGTGAAGTAATTGTTGAAATTACCGCATTATCAGCGAATATGTTCGCAACATCAAGTTCATTTGCTGTTATGCTACTTGCGACTATCTTATCCGCATTGATTGTTCGGTCGGTAAGTACATATCCGTCTAAGCTGTCAACTGTGGTGCTTGTCAATTCGCCAAGGTTATTAAGTGCATAAAGTAATCCTTTTTCTGAACCTTTGAGAAGTATTCTATCCGCAATAAGTGTTCCTGCGGTTATCTTGTTTGCATTTACCTCTACGCTGTCGAGAAAGCCTGTTATATGCCCCTCAACTACGGTTGCACGGTCAATCAAGCCAACATTTGCAAGCAATGTAGCCACGTTTGCGGTTTCAATGTTTGTAAGTTTAATGTTAGCATACTTTATGTCCGCTTCATCTGCCGTCATATAGCCTAACTTTGCAACCTCTGTTGATAATTGGTTCGTATCTAACTTTCCTTTTATGACCGCACTATCCGCCGTTAAGTAGCCAAGTTTTGCTACTTCTGCCGATAATTCGCTAGTGTCTAACTTGCCTTTAATCACAGCACTATCAGCGGTCAGATAACCTAACTTAGCAACTTCTGCAGATAACTCACTTGCGTCTAATTTTCCCTTGATTACGGCACTATCTGCGGTCAGATAACCAAGTTTAGCCACATTCGCGGACAAGTTATCAGTAGTGATGTTGTTTGCGTTTATTTCGTCGATTTCAGCCTGTATGGCTGTTATTTTGTCTGCTGTTACTGTGTTAGCTCTTACCCATTCGGCGTCAACCTTGGTCGCAACCACTCTGTTTGTCAATAACAAGTCAGTTGTCAATCTATCCATTGCTGTTGTAAGTGGTCCCGAATAATTACTTGCTTCTCCGTCGGCATTTCCTACCGCTTTAACCTTTGTTTCACTTGCGGTAAAATCTTGATTAAGTGTCATACAAGGTACCACTATTGTAGTTCCGTCAAGTAATGTCACTTTAACAACATCTGTCACATCAAGGCGAATATCGTCAAGCATACTAATTTCTGCTGGACGGTACGTTAAGTTTTTCATAGGTCCGTAATAAACATTTTCTGCGTCTTTTAGGTCTGCAAGAGGGTTAGAGCAATAAATGATATTAGGTTCACTACCAGCAAGCCATCTTGTCTCGCTGTTTACAATAAATTCAACGCCTGTTACTTTGTAATTATTGCTGTCTTTTTTTAAACTCCAAAATGAGCTAAGTGTTTTTTCGACTGGTTTTCCCCAGGCGTACCAGCCAAAATTAAGCACACCCTGCCTGTCAAAATAAGCAAAGGTGCCAAGCATAGAAGCAATGTACCCTATCATTTCTCGACAGGTATATCCTTTAATGTAATTTCTGACAGTTCCGCCGGTGTAACTGAAATTTACTGTAACACCGCATTGTTTAGCAATGTCATCCACAACATTCTTAAAGCCGTTAGGGATAGCCACTTTTGGTTCATATAACTTATCAAGAAGTCTCATTCTGTCATAGGCTTTGAACGAAATTATTCCGTCATCTTCTGTCGGCTCTTGCATTATCTTATATATACCCATTGGTATCATTTCACTATCAATGCCACAGTATAATGCCATTTCCCTGTTTGCAAGAACCTTGTCATATTCAATGCTTGCTTCTATGTAAGAAGAATTGGTCGAACCTATCTGTATTCTGCTTGTGCTGTTACTACCACTATATAATTTAAGCGACTTAATGGTTTTGATAACCACTCCGTCGCTGTCAAGTAATCGTAATTCTTTATTAATTGGTTCGCCGTTGATAATTGCGTTTGTTAATGCTTCACTTGTAGAATACATTCAACCACCTACTCTTCGATAAATTCGCTCATTGTCTCCATTAATTCTGCTTCTATCTCAATCTCTGAAATATCCGACAGCTTGATTTTTGAGAAATCTATGTCCTGCTCGGCGTTTTGCAAGGATATAAACTCCTTTGCAAATTCCTCTTTATCTGAAATAACATAATTGCCATTTTCAATCTTTGCATTTCCTGCTTCGTCTTTTTCAGCATACGTTTCCAAGAGGTTACGTCTTGCTTCGTCAAAAAGCTCAATGGCATTTTTAAGCACCTTTGCATTTTTTATTATTGTGAAAGCCGTATTTGCCTTAAATTTGTATTTTTTGATTACTTGAATGTCATTGTACATTTTCGCAATTTGTGAGTTTGTATAAGTCATATTCATTTGCCTACCTTTCTATAATGTCGAATGATAATTCACTGTATCTTACGTTTGACAATTCACTGTTGTAGCTGTAAACCGGTGTACTGATAGAGCCGACATAAAAATTCTTTTTAATAAAATCAGTTCCATTTGTTGGGATGAATTTTGCACTAAAAAAGTCGGACTGCTCTAACAATCCGACTATCTTGGCTACCTTTTCTTGTGATAAAGGTATCGTTTTTGCTTGTAGCTTCCATTTCCTTGCCACAATTCTTCCGACAAATGTTGCTTCGCTATCTATGCTTCGCCCTGCCTTGCTGTTCCATATTGATTCGTGACTTGGCTGCAAGGACTTAATATAAGGCGAAATATCCACATCATTAATTTCTAAAAACATCCTATTCCTCCTTTATACTGTCCAAGGCAGGTCCCCTGTTTGTCTGACATACTCATTAGCCTGTTTTCTAACAGTATTGAAAATTCCGTTTTCGTTTGGAACAATTACAGTTTCCTTGTTAAGCAATTCTCTTAAAAGGCGGTTCTGTTCCTGCATAAGTGCTACCTGCTCTGATGAACTGTATTCGGCGGTAACTTCATTGCTGTAACTAGCAGAATAGTCCGCATTATATTCCCCAAGACTTTCAGGAACACTAGCAATTTTATCACTCCAACCTGTTACCATCTGATAGGTTTCTCTAGCTTGATTTTCAAAGCCTATGTCATATCCTTCAAGTGTCCACTTACCGTATTGCTTGAAAAGTTTTGATGGGGAAGAAATTTTAAATCCTTTTTTGAAGATATTCTTAATTCCATCTGTAACAGTTTCTAAGCCTTTCTTAACTCTGTTACCCCATTCGGCTTTTAATCCTTCAAGGTAACCTTGAATACTGTATTTACCATAGCTTGCAAAATCTGATTTTGTGTTAAATGGTCCTGCTATTTTATGTGCTACCTGTTGTGCCACTTGAACACCATACTGTGTCTTAGCAGGGTCTCTTATTCCACCGATGTAATTGCTTATGGAAGTTGTTCCTATTCCTTTCCATTTACTTGGATTAAAGCCTTCTTCCATTTTGCTTGAAACTGTTTGGCTAGTGGCATCTGTATTTTTCAAAACGTCACTTACACTTGTTATATTTTCAGCTAATTCCTTATAACGTGTCTTTGTATCGCTGGCTTTTTGCTCTTGATAAGCATATAACGATGTTTGGGTGTCTATTGCTCCGCTTGCAATAGAGGTATAATAATCAAGTTGTGTCTCAAGATTTGCCAATACGTCTGCACTTTCCCTGTATTTTTCGTTAAGTGCTTCGTAGTTTGCAGTAGCGTCTCGCCACTGTTTTCCTACGTTTTTACTACTAGCAGTTATTTCTGCTATTTCCTTTTCCGACTTTTTAAGACCTCTTGGCAATGTATCATTAAATGCTTCATCTGCGTACTTGTCGTACATATCCCAAAACTTATTTGCTACTTCTGCCATATCTTGAATGACTTTTTTGCCGTCTTTACTTAATATAGGTTGAAAATTGCCATATTTGTAATGTTCGGCAAGGTATGTCCTCATTTGGTCTTGCCCAATCTGATATTCAGCTTGAAGATTGGCCGCTTTCTGCTGTGCTTTTTTCGTTTCACTCTTGCTTTTGTCATAAGTGCTACGCTGTTCCATAATGAGGTCTGTTGTCTCGGTTATTCCCTTTGACGCAGCTTCCTGTAAACCTTTTGCTTTCAATGCGTCTATGACATCGTAAATCTTCTCTTTTTGGTCATCCAAACTGCTGTTTTCATCATCAAGTATTGTCTTAAATTGTTCTCCGCCCTCTTCGATAAGTATTTTTTTGTACTCATCAAGTTTCTTTAAGGCTTCTGTACTCTTGTCAGCACCATCTGCTAACTCAAAGTATTTATCTGCTATTATTTTGAGTTTGTCAGCTTGTGTGGTGGTATCATTTTTTTGGAATGAATCGTAAATTCCGTCAGCAAGTTCTTTTATCTTGTCATTTGAGGTATTAATGTCATCGACAAACTTCTGTGTTGTTTCATCGACTTCTCCTCTAGCCTTTTCGTAAAGTTCAGCAAGTCTACTGTAATAATCGTTTTCCCCAATTAAAATTGTTGCCGTAATTGCTGGGATTGCCATAAGTGGAGATGTAAGTCCGCTCATAAATGCACTTCCTACCTTTGAGCCTGCGTAAGTGGCTACGCTTCCAATTCCGCTCACCAGATTACCAACCGACATTTGAGCTTTAAAACCGCTAAAGAAACTTGTTGCGGCTGTCTTTGCCAACTTACCCATTCCTACTGCAAGTCCTATTTTTGCTACAGTTCCCCAATTAATTTGTTGTAAGAGTTGCCCGATAAAGCTAGCAAACTGTTTCCAATTAAGTGTCTTAAAAAAGGTTGTTACAAAATCCCATATTCCGTTCAAAATGCCGTTAATTGCACTTGCAAAACTCTTAGGCTTAATATTCTTTATTGCATTGTTAATTAAAGAAGTGAGGTCGCTTGCAAGCCGTTTCCAATTAAAGTTATTTGTAAACCCGGCAACTAAATCTAACGTGTTGGTAATGCTTTTTCCAATGAATGTTCCTGTTTTGTCCCACCCGAAAGAGTGAATACCATTACTAAGTTTTTTAGCAATCGTTTCTCCAGCTTTATAATATTCGCCGTTAGCAATTAATTTGCCTATGTTCTTAAGGAAATAAAGTTTGCTTTCAAACTTATCCGCCCATTCATTGGCTTTATTATTCATATTGTCAAAGGCTTTCTGCCATACTTTTTCGTATTCGCTTGCGGCTTCGACAATTTTATCTGTTAAGTCAATATCCCCAGTTCCTGTATTTTTACCACTACTATCGCTGTTTTCAGAAAGTTTATTTACTTCATCAAACCCCATAAGGGAAATAGCGGCTTTTTTCGCACTTTCAGCTACTCCGTCATAGCCGTCTGAAATATCTTCCAATCCGTCTGTTGTATCTTTATAGCCACTCTGTCCGAAGCTCTCAAAGTCAATCTTAACTCCTGCAAATTGAGCAATACTGACAAGAAGCCTTTTAAAGGCTATTGTTACGCCATTTACAACAGGCATTACTTTTTGCAATACCGGAACAAAGATTTGTCCCAATACCATTCCTGTTTCAGACAAGTTTGTCTTGAATTGTCTAAGCATATTGTTAGGGCTGTTGATAGTGTTTGCTAAGTCGCCCCAAGATACTTTAGATTGGTCAAGAATTGCAATAAATCTTAATTGCTGTTTTTCAGCCTGTGACATTTCACTTACGCTCTTAGTTATCCCTAAGTTATAAGCGTATGTCGCTAATGTAGCATTGGTAATATCAATACCATACTTGTAAACGCTTCTGCTCTGTCCGATTAACGCTGATTGCAAGTTTTTTGATACAGAACTATAGTCCACGTTAAAAAGTGAGCTTATATCGCCTGCTAACATTGTCATTGACTTTGTTATTGCTGTTGTTGCTTCGCCTGTCTGCCCTAATGAGTTAGTGACAGAAGCTAATTGTGAAGCGTACTGTGTTATCTCTTGTATGTTAAGTCCAAGGTTTTTAGCAGAATCCGCTTTGATTAATCCGCCTTTAACATCTACACTTAATCCCGATAATTTCCCTAAGAGTTCATCAACTCTTTTTGAAAAACTATTTGCATAGGCTTCTGCATTGCTATAGCCGTATTTCTCGTATTCTTTGCCCCATTCAGAGCCTATCTTCCCAAAGGCTACAGCTTTGTAGTTAAATGCTTCTATGTAGTCTGCGGTACTCTCTATAGACTTCCAAAGGCTCTTCATTCCTCTTATAACCCAAAAGAAATTAGCATATAATTTGCCAAAAATAGAAGCAAGGCTTTTTACTCCTTTGTGGGTTCTCTTTGCAGCCTTGTTTGTATTGTTTAGCGAACCTTGAAGGCTTGCAGAAGCCGTATTAACTCTGCTTCCTTGGGATGCAAGATTAGCAAGTGAATCCGCAAGTCTTATTACTCCGTTACTTACCGCCGGTGCTTTTGACAGTTGCTGTAGCATTGTTATAAGACTTGCTGTAAGTCTCGGAATATTAACTGTCGCATTTTGAACACTTCTACTTCCAAGTCTGCTTATTCCTTGTGCAAGAGTGCCTATACTTGCGGCATTTTGAGGAACATTTGCTAAATTGCTAAATGCCCTTGTGATATGCGATAGTGAACTAGCCATATTGTTCAATGAAACAGTATTTATGCTGCCTAATTTTGTGATATTCTTGGCAAGCCTTGTGAAATCTGCCGTTCCGACATTTTTCATCGTCTGCATTGCTGTCGCAAGCCTATTAACACCATTCGCAAGCCCAGACAATGATGTGCCGTTAATACTGTTTAATGTCCCCGACAGTTTTTCAAGCCTTGTTATCATGTTGTCGATAGCATTATTCGCTTTAGTCGCTGTCGCTTGTATTTTTATCTCTAATGAATCTAATTCCACGCCTTGCACCTGCCTTTTTATAAAAAAATAAAGGGCAATAAAACTATTGTCTTATTACCCTTTTCTATGTGTTAAATCCCAATTAGCCTTCATTGTTTTCATTTGCAGTGCAAATTCTTTTCGTTTTCTTTCAATCTCATCTTCTGTTGGTTCTTCGTTATTATTCAAGCTGATAGGTTCACTAGGGAAATCTACCTTATCTTTCCCCCAAGCTCCACTTCTAACCCCGAATTTGATTGCCGGGATAAGATAGGTTATAGCATACGTCCATAAGTCTATGTTTTGTGCATTTCTCCGTATTTTGTAACCTTTTAGGCAGTATTCAAATTCCGTAGGTGTCATGTGCTTAAATTCTTCTATCGTAATTCCCATAGCAAAAGCCACAGGAAAATATTTTTCCCATATTAGCTTATGGATGTCTATTTTTCGGGATTTTCTTCCGCCATCTGTTTCTCTATGTTCTCCGCCATTGCGTTCAGAGACGATGTTATTCCCGACAGGTCGAAAAAACCGTCTTCTTCCATTGCTTTTATTATTTCAAGGAATAAATCCCTGTAATTCTTCTTATTTTCACTTAAATATGCTCTTGCTATCTGCTTAGCTTCTTCTCTTGTCACAGCATTTTTTTCAAGACATCCTGCATATACTGCGTCTATGCAAGTCTGTGGCATATTTCCGACTGTTATCGCTGCTCCTTCAAGTGCTCTCTGAACCGGGTTGCCGTCCATATCTTCAAACATTGAAGAGCCTGTAAGATAATTGAACATTTTCTGAACAATAGTTCTGTCCTCTGCTGCGTCAAAACTAAATCTAAGTGCATATTCTTTTCCGTTTGCTTTAATTTCCATAGTTATTTTCCTTTCCTCCTATATCTTCTATAGGAAAGGGGCAGTCCTTAGACCGCCCTTTACTGACTTGTTATTCGCCTATTGGCGTGTAATCCGCTGTTTCTTCCTCGTCAGTCACAACAGCATTTGTTGTATTAAGTGACTGACTGACTATTCCCCCGGTGTAGGCTCTACCTTTGTGTCAGTACCTACCATTTCCTCAATAATGAGGTTAAGTGCCATTGTAAGAAGTCCGTTCTGCTCCTTACTTGTGATTGGTAACTTTGATGGTGGCTGTGCTACAAAGAACTCTGCGTCTGTTATGCCCGGAGTAATCTCCTGGAACCACATTCTCTTACCACCGGTTAAACCATTGTAAGCGGTAATAACAGCTTTCCATTCTTTAATAGTTTCATCTGTTTTGTTTACCGTGACTGTAACTGTGTCAGATACAGTATCTCTTCCGGCAATATTTCTTGTCTGTCTGTCTTCAAGTGCCGAAGCGTCTATTGCTTCCGGTGTTACTGTGATTTCGCCAATAGAGTTAATCCTTGAAAGCAACTTAAAGGCTGTTGGCTTTGTTCCTGCCGTTGTTTCAACGCCGTAAGAAAAAGTAACGCCTAATGTGCTTAACCCTGCTACTGCATTTGCCATTTGTCTACCTCCTGTTTGATAAAAAAATAAGAGCATTTCTGCTCTTTGTTGCTAAATTAATCTGTCATTCGCACCGATAACACGGCTAAAACGTGCCACGCTGTGATGTATCTTGTTGTTTATTGAAGTTTCCGGCAATGCCTTGCCTTGAAATCTCATTTCTTTAAAAACATTCATAACCGTTGTCATAACCTTACGGCAGTCGGACTTGCTTGTGTTAGTTGTGACGTCTACTTGGAATGTTGCTAACAATGCGTTAATTGTCTGTCCGTCAAGTGTCTGCCCTCGTTCGGTCGGGGTTAGTAAATGAATGTATACGGTAGGGAATACTGCCGAACCGCTACTTTCTCCCTCGTCAGTTATTCTGACCTTGGGGTATTTCTTTTGTAACTGTGGTAGGCTCTTAGCCTTGACAAGTGCTACAACTGTACTTTCAAGGTCTGTCGCCCAATCATTAGCATTTGCCATTAACTAAACACCCTCCTTGCCACTTCTGTGTATTTTTGGATTATTTCCATATCAGCCTTGTAAACAGGCATTTGTGCTTCTACGCCGTGTGTAAGAATAAGTTCTCCGCTGTCTGCATAATATCCCCATTTCTTTTGAGCGCCGTGTCCTTCGCCATAAGAACCGATTACCATACCATTTACTTCGCCCTTAGGATGTGGGCTTGTGCCTGCTTCTCCGTTGTAAAAAACACCGGCTCCAAACTCAATGAACATAAGCTCTTTGCCCTCTACAATCAGAATCGCTTCATTGTAGCCACCAAAAGACCGGAGCTTGACGTATGTGTAGTGGTTTGTGTTAGAACCACTTCTGACACCTTCTGCATCGTAAGTGTAGCTAGCTTTTGCCATATTTTCATCTATGACAGGTATTCCAACTTCCGCAAGCTCTTTAACAAGTTGGTAAGTCTTTTCGGTAATCCATTCCTTGTACTGTTTTAGCTGTCTGATAGCTTCATTTATAGAGTTTTCAGACAAGGATATTTTAATTGTATGTCTTGCCATATTACACCTACTTCACAACTGCTTTAAGCATATACTTAGTTGAGTACAATGCTGGCTTAATGCCTACAATCGTAAAATCTGCCGATGTTTCATCAACAAGACTGTCAGATGTATATGTGGGCTTGCTATCAAGCCAAATAAGGTCGCCTTTTTGAATAGGCAATGTATTCCTATCTGTCAGTAAAATAGCGTCAAAATCAGCCGTATCAAAGCCGTATTCCTTACTCTGTGCTTCTCCACCGCTGAAAGCTATGTTTGCTTCAAAATCCTCAGGCTTTGAAAAACCTATCTTTTCTTCAAGGACTTTAGGCATTTTATTCCCCTCGTCATCAAGATAAGGGTTTCCGTCATTATCGGTGTAATAAAGGATATTGCCGTCATCATCTCTTTCGTAAATAGTTACTGTCTGTCCTTGAAGCGAATACTTCATAGCTTGCTTATTAATGTCAAGCATATTACTTCACATCCTTGCCAAATCGCTTCCATAATTCAGACAGTTTTTCCCATCCGTACATTGCCACAAAAGCAACAACAAATCCTGCCATAATTGCCGCAAGAATCATATACCACAGTATTGTCATCTGAATATACTGCATATAGGCAACAAAAGCCGCTACAGTAATACCGATTGACAGGATAAATACTATAATATCTGTAGGCACTTTATTGAATACTCCAATGCCCTTAATTACCTGTGTAATTACAGACACCACAAAAGCTAATGCTCCGACAATCGCTAAGATAATTGTCATATTTGCGATTAATACCTGCATAATTTCCATTAGTCTTTACCTCCATTCTTTAAGTGAATTTCCTGTATTTCGTCATACATCTTAGTTACCATTCCATTGCCACCCAATGCGTGATATGCGTTATACATCTCGACGAAATTATCATAGGCGTAAGATGGAATTTCACCTATTTTCATATACTTATCGTGATATTCGATAAGTTGTACTCGCAAAAGTAACATTGTGCCTTTACTATTGGCATCTTTGTCCTTTTTCTGTTGCTTCAGAAGCCAAACTATATAGCCAAGTAATATCGGTAATACTACGGTATAAGTTTGCAATAAAAATTCTTTCATTTTATATCTCCTGCAAAATTAATAGGCACACCGCCCACCACCCTTACTGTGTGCCGCCTGCTACCATATTGGTAACGCACAATCTTCTGTATAACCTTGGCAAAAGGAAATACCCCAACAAATAAGTTGTCTCTATCTTTCCAAGTTCTGTTGACACCATTCTCATTGTAGCTTGCCATAAATGCTTCGCCTGCTTGTGAATGGTCATAGACAGCCAGATTAACAATAACACTCTCAAATCTCTTTAAGTCCTCGGTTATCATTTCGTCTGTGTAGCTGTCAGGGTAATTTCTTCTTGCCTTTACATCTTCTGTAGCCTGTTTAATAAGCTGTTCGATTACTGGATTGTCTTCTTTGTTATCGAACACCACCACATCAGATGTTGTTTCATCATCATTTGTGACTGTATCAATATGAAATTGTTTAAGTCTGATTTTAACTTGCTCTAATGTGGTGTATTCCATAATTTAGCTCCTATAATCCTAATTTCTCAATTAATAGCTTCTTTAACTCTGCTCCTGTAAGTTCTTCTGCGTTGTTTATACCTTGTTCTGTGGCAAAAGCCTGTAAATCAGATGTAGACATACGATTAATGGTTGTCTTGCTATAATCGAAAGAAGCCCCAGAATTGTTCTTTTCCGGGACTTCTTCGCCTGCGCTATACCATTTGCCATTATGAACCACTATATGTGGATATTTCATAGTTGCACCTCCTACTCTTCGCTATGAACCTCATATACGAATGTGCTATCCATATTCTCGTATGATGGAAGCACAACTTCGGAAGCGAATGTTGACATCTTCATAGGTGGCCCGTACTCTGTCTTTGTAGCGACTGTAATACCTACACCATATACTGTTACATCTACATCAGCTACCTGTCTTGCAGTTCTTTCTTCCGGTGTAGTGCCAAACCAAGTGCTGCCAAGACTGCCTTCTGGAAGAAGCGTAACCTTGTTATCTGGGTAGAAATACTGATCTTTGCCATCATCATCAATGTACATCTTATCGTAAAGTACGATAGTGAGCTTCGCTCTCTTCTGCACTACCGAAATAACAGTATCATCGTCAATCTCAATAGTTGCTGTAAGGTTCTGTGCAAGGATTGAGTTTCTTATCTGTGCATTGTCAAGCAGATACTGGAATGTATTGCTGTTCATAAGGGCATATTTAGCAATCTTGCCCTGCTTCTGTAACTTCTTTCTTGCATTGTTAAGGTCTGTGAGCGGTTTTGAATTAGTTGTATCGCTCCACATACTTGTGCCGGATAACTTTGCGTAATGGTCTTTTGCGTATGAACCGTCCTTGTCATAATCGTAAGCATACTGAACGCCATCACTTACAATAGCAATTACTGGATGACCTGCATTTGTGGCAAGAAGCGACATTCTCATACGCTCTGGTACAACTTCTGCGCCGCTTACAAGGTTGTTAGTATCGTCATACACACTTGATAAAGCACTTGCAAGATATGGGTCGTCAGCAGACTGAATACGCTCGATTTCAAGCATTTCCTCTTCGCCGACTGTTATTCCCTCACGGAAAAATGCCATCTGTGTTTTTTCCTTGCTTAATCCCTCTCTAGCTCTAAGAGTTGGAATCGTGTCAAAGTTGGATGGTGCAAGTGATACCGGAAGTCCTTTGTGTGTCTTAATCCAACTTAAATCAAGCCCCTGTTTCTTTCTTTCAGGAAACCACTGTAAACCAAGATAAGGTATCTGATTACTAGCGTTTTCTGTTGCTGATAATGCGATAGACTTGCTGTCTAATACTTCATTAATTAACATCTGTTTACCTCCTGTTATTATTCAAATACAATCATTGGAAGAGCCGTCTTAACTGCTGCGTCATATGTAACGCCTGAGTGTGCTTCTGCTACCTTTGTGTTAAGATATGCCTTTTTAAGCGCTACTCCCTGTGGTCTGTCTTCTGTTACATCAAATCTTAAGATTCCGATTGCTGTTGCTGTATTATCAGCCACACCTGACTTGTTTACTGGTGTACCAGCCTTTACAATCTTCTTTCCATTCGCATCCTTTTCTGTTACCGTTGAAAAATCAAGTGTTAATGGGATTGCTTCGTTAGGCTCTCTCTTTAAAATCTGAACATCTCCTGCGTATGAAGTCTTTTCATACTGCATATTCATTTCCTTTGCCATTTTTTACCTCCTGTTATTGTTGAATGTAATGTGATAAAACGTCATTGTTCTTAGGTGCATTAGATATAAGGCTTTCTGCTATTTTTTCCGCATTTGTCTTATTGTCTGCACCGCCTTTATTACTGCCGCCGCCTGGAATATCCTGATGTTTAGCAATCTCCTGTTCCTTAGCCTGTGCCGCAGCTGTTTCTTTTTCGGACATAATCTTTCCAAGTTCGGTGTAATCAAGGCTTCCATCATCTTTAACAACTGTCTTTGCCTGTTCAGCAGTAATCTTAAAATTAGTCATGGCTGCTTCCCGCTGGTCTCTGATAGCGTTAGATTTCTGCAAATCGGCTATCTGCTGATTAGCTGTATCTAAGGCTTTATTTGCCTTTTCAAGCTCTGTCAGATTGCCAGCCTGTATTTCATCAAGCTGCTTCTGTAAGTCATCTGCTGTGTCAGCCTTAGCCTTATACTGCTTTGTCTTGTTTTTCTCCGTAGCAACTTCTGAATTGTTCTGATTAAGAAGATTTGTAATCTGTTCATCTGTTGCTTCTGGAAAAAGTTTTAATACATCTTCTCTTGTCATAATTACCTCCGTTAAACACACGCTTTTGTTACCGCAGGTCGCTCCTGCTGTGTCTTCTGCTATTTACCGCATAGCTGCAAAATGTATAAAATAAAAGCAGCTGCCGATTATTCGATAACTGCCTTATTTTGCTGATTATTAAGTTGATTGACTATCTCTTGTGCTTTCTTTTCTTGTTCTTCTACATCTTTAATAGTTTTATATAGATTATCTAAATATGGCTTAGATAATACATATGTTTTTTCAGAATCGCCCCATAAACCAACTGTCTTAATTGCAACAAGTGGATGTATACCAGCTTGTAAAAGTAAAAGCAACGTCTGCGCCTTGGTGTACATATTATCCTGTGGACTGTGATTTATCTGCACATCAAAATCTCTGACTGACAACTTTAAATCTTCTCCTGCAAGCCTTAGGATATTAAGAACAACTATTGCCAATCGTTTTTCACATGTTTTAACAACAGGGTCTTTCAATTTTGCTCTTGTCTTAGAGAAGTCCCATCCGTTTCTTAATTGAACTGCCCCTTGCGTATCTCCGCCGGTGTTACTTTGTTTTGTCGGTATGGCTAATATGGATAATGTATTATCCCACAAATCATCTTTAGCAACTTGGCATTGCGTTTGATTAAGCTCCTGTGTCATAATATCGACATCAGACTTGTTATCTTTATTCATTGACTTAACAACCAATGCGTGGTTTTCTTTCATTTTCTTAAAGTTCTCTTCGTCAATTTCACAATTAACAAACTTAACCCAATACTCGACAAACTGCTGTATGCTATCCATTCTGTTAGACTGCATGTTATTAATAGCATCCAACATGCCTATAACAAGCTCAATATCAGATATTCTTTCATGGTTATTAGGAAACTCAACAATAGGGATTTCGCCGTATGTATGTAGCTTTGCTTCAACTACTTTACTGTCAATAATTCTGAAAGACATAGTATCGGAAAATGCCATCTTATACCAGTTTCCATCTTCATCTTTAAGCTCCTGCACAACAAGTATCTGTTCTTCAGTACTCTCATTATAAATAGCATAAGTATTAAGTGGCGTAGGTGCTACAATTCTGAATGGCACATCTCCTTTTTTAGGTTGTGCTGCTTTGAATGATGTACCTGTTGCGGATTGCCACTCTCCAGCTTTAATGTCTTTCTCCTGCTTATTAGCATCCGCCATAAAATCATTAAGTATGTCAACCGCTTTATTGATAGCTTCATCATCTTTGCGGCTAATGAACTGGATTGGTTCGCCATACGTCTGCCCCACCTTAAACTGAACAATTTCGTATGCGTGGTTCTCGACAATCTTGTTTGTAATATCTTCATTGGTTAGCTTATGCCTGTACAATATTGGTTGGTCGCCCTTGTAGTAATGCCACAGATACTTAATAACCGGTTTATTCCAATTAAATACGCCTATAGTACTTCCAATAACCTTAACAACATTATCTCTTGTTATCCTGTCTACATTTGTATATGCAATTTTACGTCCATAACAGCCTCTAACAAGGTCTTGAAAATACATTGTGTTCATATCTTGCTCCTAATAAAACGTTTTACCGCTTGAAGTTGTCCTATTGTTTGGTACTTCCTTAATTTGAAAACTGTCTTCATCGTTTGGTACATACCATATCCATTTTCCACAATGTCCGCACGTTATTTTATGCGTCATTGGGTCTTTACTATCTGCCTTAGTTAAGAACCTGTGGCAATTAGGACATATAATTGATTTGTCTTTGTTGCTATAAAAATCCATTCTGTTACCTCTTTGCATAATAAAAAAGCACCGCCACAATTAAGTGACGATACTTTTTTAAGATTGTCTATGGAGTAATACTTTCATCGTAATAATACAATATTGTTTCCGAACAAATCGAACAACTTTTATTATTTTTGTTCAATAAACCGGTTAAAAGCCATTCTAATACTATCTTCTGTGTTCCCACCTATGATATGTGCTATCTGAACCCAACTTTTATTTTCCAAAAACCTAAGGTTAATTATTCTTCTCATCCTGCTGTCATCAAGTTTAGCTATAAACTCTTCAACTTCATTGGTTTTTTCTAATAAGTCATCTTCCAATAACTGTAATGTGGCTTTTTTTGCATATAGGAGCGTTTTCTTTCTGCCATACTCTGGAAATGGTATGCCCTCAATCTTAAAATGTTGTTTACCGCCATCTCCGCCGCAAACAGAATCTACAACAGTTTCCCCGGCTTCAATTTTACTTATGTCTCTTTCAAGTCGCTCTATCTTTAGCCTTACTTCTTTTACTTCTTCCTGTAAATCCGAATATTGTGATAAAACTTCCTTTGTTACCATAATATCAATACCTCCTAAATGGATTTTCTGTTGCTTCAACTCTTGCTACATCATTTGGATTTTCTATAAACATTTCAAGCTGTGTAAGTCCATCCGCAGCATCATCATGTTCATTGCCGCCAATGCTAACAAACATTGTTAATTCATCCATAGCTGCTTGGTATTCTTCATTTCTTCTATATCTAACAATTCCTAAATCTGCATCTTTTTTCATTTGTTCTTGTGTGATTTTATGGCTATCAAGAAATATAAATTTTCTTTTTATATCTCCAGAATATGCAATAATTTTTGATAACTTTTCAACTTTATTTGGTGCCTTTCTGCTTGTGCAGGAGCATTTATAATCTTGCTCTTGCAATTTTTCATCAACATACTGGCAATATAAATCTCCTCCAATATTGCCCTCAAATCTTGTCTGTCTTATTTGATTACCTATAATTCTACCTACAACAAGTGGTATTGTTACTTCTTTCGGTCCTTTATTAAACACCCAGTCATAAATGTATACATCTCCATTATCGTATTCTGCCCCAATAGGCATTGACAGGCTGTCTCCTCCGCCCCACGCAATATCCGTAACTCCGATTCTTCTAAAATCTCCATCCGGAAGTATTCCATTAAAATATCTTAATTCATCAGTCGGGAACAGCAACCCCTCACGAACAAAAGGTCTTTGCATAAACTTAGCTTCCCATTCAGCTTTATCAAGTTTTTCTCTCATATCTCTGTAATAAGCTGTTGAAAAGCCATTTATTTCATAATCAAAATTGCTTTCATCGTTTTCATTAAGTGCCGGTATTCTTCTGAACCTGTATTGTGGGTCATTTTCGTATTGTTTTCTCATTCGTTCCAATGGGTCAAGGACATTCCATAATGTACCAACCATAAGTTCTCTTGCTCCATCGTTTTTTCGGTCAACCATTTTGTTTAGATATTCTTGATAAGTATTTTCCATTCGCATAGGTGACAATGAATGCTCTCTATCTCTTACCAAGTCATCTACATACAAATATCCATCTTTTGATACGTCAACTGCACCGGTCCAAGTTCCATCAATACCACGGCAAGTAACTGTTGCAAATCTATCCGGATTTCCAAGAGTGATAGTAAATTCATCAGCACTTTTGTCTGTTACAAGTGGCTTTTTTGCATATTCTGGATTCCAAAAGTAGAATAATTCAGAAAATGTATACTCTTCTGTAGTAAATAAGTTCATAAGCTCTTTGTAAAAGCCTTTTGCAAGTATTCCAGAGTGACCACCCATAGCTGAATGACTGTTAGGTCTGCGTAATGATACCCACGCAAGGAAAAATATACATATAGTGCTGTTGTGTGTAGGCTTTAGTGTCTTTCCAACGCAATATATGCCGTCTTCGACCGTTATACAATTTCCATATGATGAGCATTTTGGAATTTTTTCGATTTTTTCAATCGATATTCTTCTTTGGGCGGAAAATTTGTTTAACTGTTTTCTTTTCAACTGGCATGGTATAAATTTTGTCGGATTAAAGCTAATAGTCCAATAATTCTTTTTCCCTTGTATTCCAGATGAACTTGTTTTAGGATTGCACATTTTTATAGACGTTCTCCATCTAAACGTATTGACAAGTGTCACAAAATCTTCTTTAAGAGTAAAATCAGATGTTGTGAACTGATACCTATTTTCTTTTTCAATTAAGCAGCCATCAGTATCTAGCAATCCAGCTAAAAGTTCTAATCTTTGTTCTTCGTCAGCAATTAAATATTCATCTGGAATGTGTTTAAGTGTTGTGTGCCTACTGTGACACATTCCATATTTTTGTAATTGTTCTCTAAGTCCTTTAAAGCCATAGTATCTTACACCGGTAGTTTTGTGTTTTGTATCCCATGCCAATCCATATCCAGCAGATAATATTTTTTGAACTATTGCATAATCGCTTTCCGCTCCGCATATATCCGGATTAGTATTTCTTCCATCGCCAAGCCACGCTCCTAATGTATACGGGTCAACCCATAGTGGTTTATGGGAGCCTTGAAGTTCTTGTGTGTCAGGAAGAAGCATTCTTTTTCGTCCATCTTTCTCAAAAAGATTTTCCTTTAAGAATTTTGTTTCGTATGTAACTTCTCTCTGTAAGCGCCTGTCGTATACAACCCACTCATGGTTTCCATGACAAACAATGCTTTCTCCATCCGAAAAAGTAACCTTATACTCCATTTCACAAGGGTTATGGATTGCTAATACGCGTTTAAATTCTCCGTCAATCCCTATTACTCTATCTCTTATAGTTAAATCGCCATGCTTTTTCCAACCTTTTTCTGTCAATACCGGTGTATCGTAAGAAATCGCTTTTCCAACTCTTGACGGCATTGATAATCCGTAAAATTTGATTATCCCGTTCTCAAGGTCCTCAAGGTCCTTAACTACAACTTTAAGTGTTTTACGGCGTGGAAAGTAAAATCTTTTGCTCCAATGTCTTTTACGTTCCATATAAAACATAAAACTTTCAAAATTGTAATAGCTCTCCAGTTTTAATACATCATAAAACTGATTAAGTAGTGGATATTCACTATTGCTTTCCTGTACAACTTTTTCAACTTCCCATATATCTTTTCCGTTAAACTGCTTTGTACAATAGCCATTTATAAGTTCTTTTGCCCTAGCCGTACATTTTAACATTGTGTCAATTTCGCCCTCATTCTTAGCAAGTTGGCACACGTTGTAGTAGGCTTCTATGATGTTTTCATCTATTCCTTTTTGGGATATGTATTTTTCGCAATCAGAAATTAAACTTTCCAATTCAGACATAAAGAAAAGCACCTCACTTTTCAGCAAAGGTGCTTATAGACCTCTGCCTATAACTGTTTTAGGGTAGCGGCTAACTCCATTTGTTAGCCGGTAATATTTTATTAGACTGTTGGCATTCCTTCATTACAAACCGGATGCAATTTGTTTATAAGTGCATTATAATCATCAATTACATACCTTACCGGAATCATATATGCTTTAATGCCATATATTTCCGCAGTCTGTCTTTCAATATGGCAGCCATTCCAATCATAGCTCTCACATATTCCAATAAATACATCAGCCCGTGCCAGCTTCTTAAGGCTTTCTCCTAAAAACCATACAGCTTCTTTACTATCTTTAGGTGGGTTATCCTCAATGTAGCTGTCGATAAGCTCTAATTCCTCGCCCTCGTATATTTCAGCAACCTTTTTCATCTTCTGAATACTTGCCTTGATTTCTTTCTCTGTTCTGCCTTTCATTGGCACGCTTACAAATAATTTTTTCATAATATATTCCTTTCTGCTGATAATCAGCAATCATTGTTCTAATTCATCAATTCTGTTTTCAAGTACATTTATGTACTCTCTCATTTTTTGTCCGTCCTTTTCCGAAAGATACTCAACACCAGTAGTCCCTATTTCCCACGATATGTCCTTTAAGTATTGGATTGCATTTTCAACTTTGTTATCGTCACGATTAAGTTCTTCACATAAACACTTAGCAATATCTTTAAATGGCTGTGGGTGTTCTACTCTCTCTAATGCCTTTTCAAAGGTGCAGTTTTTCTTGTGATACATAATAATCCCGGCAGCTTCATATTTTCCAAGATTAACTCCTAAAAATCGGTCTGTAACTGTGTCCCATATAGCATATAAGTTGTCTATATCGTCTTGTAATGCGACTATTAACATTTTTCATCCTCCACAACCCCATCAATTATTGTTCGTTCGAGCAATTCTCCAATGCTTATATTTGCCCTATCCGGCAATTGTTTGTATAATTCAATAAATTGTTGCTTTGTCAAAGGTTTCCAATTTGGATTGTCTCTCTTGCACTTAAAGTCTGTAACTCCCGGACCACATACATATCGTTCATTTCCGTTTGTATCAACAAAGGGACCAGTACAAAGGTCACAGTTCATTAAATGCTCACAAGGTTTTGGTTCGTGGCTATATCCGCTACAAATCTTTGTATCTGTATACTTCATAAAACCACCTGCGATACTTTACCTTTTTTCATTTCTTCCTCTGCTACTTTAATCGCATTTTCTTCGCTTACAAAATATTCTTTTCCAACCAAGTTATGTTCAATGGCTTGCACAATTTCCCAATAAGATGTCCATTCTCTTTCAATTATTTGATACCCAGAAATTTTACTTTTTGCAAAAGCAATAGGTCTATTTGTAACATGGTCATACCTGTTTTCACGTTCTGTTATACTATAATTAAATTGTATTAAATAATACTTATCGCCTTTCGTGAATGGTAAAACTATTATATTTTTCTTTACCTTTAATTTCATTCAATCACTCCTAACAATTTATTTTTATTCCCTCTGTCAATATGACAGTTTTATCCCTGTTTATTCCTCATAAACCTCTCAAAATCTTCCATACATTTATGGCACAAGTCGTATGTGACATTTAAAATACCATTCCTTGTAATCGAATTTCCGCACAGTATTCCTTTTTCAATTTCAGCACCGCACCTGTCGCAAGTGCGCCATTCTTTTTGATGTTTCATCCTTCCACCAACTTTCTACCACAGATAGGACAATAAGCTATTTTCATTACCATTTCAACATTCATATCTTTACTGCCACACACCGCAAAGGGTGGACATTTATTCAAGTCGCATGTAATTACAGGTTTATTTGACAACTTATCAATCTTAAATTTGCCATAATGTGTTATGATAGGAAATTTTTTCTCGCAAAATTCACACATATTACATCCCTCCTAGTTATCTTTTCCTTGGCGTAAATAATGTGTCCGGTAATACTTCGCCAGTTAAAAACTTATTCACATACTTCATAAAAGTCGGAACACTCATTCCGGCTATCTCTGCTGCCTTAACTTGGCTACATTCCCTGTTTAAGTATTTTGCTACACCCTCCGAGAACTTATCAATGTCCCGTGTTTTAACTCCTTGCGCCATAGACATATCTCCTTTTTTTGATAATCGGATAGACAGGGATTGAACCTGTGACCTCTTGGTGTCGTCAAGAGGTATCTCCGTTTGAGCTATCCGCTATGATTGATGTGGCGTGGATTTGAACCACGCATGAAATTCCGCTAGTTAGTCTGCACCTACGAATAGGGATAAATGGATTTTTATTTTCTAACGGATTTATTGGTGTAATTGCTTACAGCTATTTACCAGACTTGTTAATAGCAATTCTTGATGCACACCGTTTTCTTAACCATCAATTAATGTTTACCCATTCCATCACACATCAACTCACATGTAGATGGTTTTAGAGAAATTAGATAACCAACAACTTATTTCTCTTTTCTGTTTACACGCGAGAACGCCGTACACAGGATTTGAACCTGCAAGCCTTTTACAGCCAACGGTTTTCAAGACCGCTTCCTCATCACCCGGACATACGGCAAATATAGCAGTGTGGTGAAACTGCTATATCCTGAAATTGCTTTTGCCACCACTTTGTACAATTTCGTGCGGACTTTCTACCACTTACGGCAATGTTCGTACATTGTCGTAAGTTAGCGCAGTGTGTAGGATTCGAACCTACAAGGCGAACAAACGCCCGGCGGCTTAGCAAGCCGTTCCAATACCATTATGGGAACACTGCAAGGTAAACATGATTAAGGTTTCCCTTTATCCACCATAGATACAGTCATATTCAGCCACCGTGGAGATAAGTCTGAGCTTCCGGGTGCGACCCTTGGCTTCTTACCCCTGTCAAGCACGAATGGGATTGATGCCCACAAATTTCACGGTTCGTTCAGATTTGTTTTTTGCCAACCAAACATTTGCCATACCGCTACTTTAACGAATTTCTTGTGTTATACTCCGGTTTCCTGGATTCAAGGCAAACTGACTTAATGAGTTTTCCGCATATAGTCTGTGGTCTCTCACACCGCACACATCAACGGATTATTCTTGCACAGCAAGCGTCTATTATTCGTCAGCCACAAGGATTCTGCTTTTGACTTCTCTATGATGATACACCACACAGAATTGTTGATAGTTTCTATCTTCTTGCTTAAAATCACTTTCAAGCAAAAGCTGTCAGTCAATCCAATATCCCGAATTGGGACAACTCATTACCATGTGTCTCGGCAGGGATTGAAAAGTCCATCTACACCGAGGTAATCATGTTTAAATGGGGAAGAGAGGAATCGAACCTCTATTGTTTACCACTTGGGAACTGATTTACAGTCAGCCGCAACACCGCCAATCGTTGCCGCTTCCCCAGAACCATACCGCCTGTAACGGTCTACAACTGTAGGGTTGATTTTCACATAAAAGGGGTACTGTTATGAAAAAACTCGCCTATTTCTAGGCTAGTAGGGATAGCAGGAATCGAAACTGTATTAGAAGTTTTACCATTTAAACTATATCCCCAACCAGATTGATTTTAACTTATTAAGGAGAAGAAATGTCCGCATGTCCCAATTACGGACTAAACCCATTGGAAGCCTTGAAACTTCCCGGCAACCTTTAAATTGCATAGGTGAATAATATTTTATGAGGTCTTATGGTATATTAGCTGTCAAACAGCCAAACAGCCCTAGTTGGATTCGGACCAACGAATGCAGCAGTCAAAGTGCTGTGCCTTACCACTTGGCGATAGAACTATTTAATTATTTAATTTATAAAGGGGTAATATTTAGATTATCCTATCAGAATTGTAGATATATGTATTATATATAAAAGTTATGTATATTGCAAGTATGTATATAGGCTTTTTTATTTTTTGAGATATTTGAGGGACTACGTGGCGGCGTATTGGGCTATTTTATAAACCCCCCTCCCCGGTCTATGCTCTAGGTGTTGCCGTTGTGGGTGTATTGCTACACCCACGGAATAAAATATATCAATATACTTGATTTATTCGGTTAGTACGTCGCAAAATCTTTATTTTGCGACATCAAAACGTTAATATTAGCGATTTTATGGGTCTTTCTGGTCTAAATTGTCAGACAATAAAGCATTATCGGCGGAGTTTTGGAGCTGCTGGCGAATGTCTGCGGCTGTAAGAGCTGTTTTATTGGTGCTTTCCCTGCTAACTCCCGGCAGATTCCAATTAAAATGATGGTTCATAGCTGCTAAATGTCCGACCGGATTTTTACCGGACCAGAGTCGAGCCTCTCCGCTGGCTTCATAATCTTTAGCCAGTTTTTCCCACAAATCATAAGCCGATGTACTTAGTCTATCCGCTTTCGTTCGTTCATTAGCCCAATTATATACTACCACTTCGTTTATTCCTGTTAATTTACAATATCCGCTTATAGTGCATATCTTATTATATTTATAGCATAAATATATATAATAATCTGCTATATAATTTAGATATTCGTAATTATAACTATTACAATTACTATTATTTATATTACTATATTGATTATTATAGTTGTTATTATTATACCCTTGCAATCTACCCTTTAATTTTAATCTATTAGTACTCTTGAAAGCATGATTATATACATAAATCAAAGCAGCGTAAAAAATAGACTGCGGAGCTTCTGCCATGTTGTCAATTTTTTCTTTCTCGCAAAACTCATTAAAATATAAATCTATATCATTTTCAAAAACTTCTTCGCTATCTTCAAAATCTTCTACCTTTTCCAACCCGTTCTACTCCTTTCCGCTAAAAATAAAAAACACGTTCAGGACTTCAAGTAGTGTTTGCTGTCTGTCTGTCTGTAACGTGTTCTCTTTCTGTTTTATCTTAGTCAAATCATAATTTATTTTTTTGAAAAAATCAAGCCGGAAAAAAAATTTGCTAGAGGTCTCTCTTTCTTTTTTTATTTTTTTTCTTTCTTTCTTTTCTTTGCTTCTTTCTTTTCTTTCTGTCTTTTTTCTTTTTTTCTTTCTCTAATTTTTCACTCAAAAAATATTTTGAATAATACTATTAATGAAAAATCATTTTTAAGGCGATTCAGGGCAAAAGAAAAGACCCGGAACCGCTCCGGGTCTAAATTGGTTTTATTCGTTTTCAGTCTCGAATGTGTAGGGCTGCTCCATTCCGTTTGCTTCATGCTCCAGGAACTCGCGCAAGTCGTATAAATCTGCTATGCTCTCCCATTCGTCAATTAATTCTTCTGGGAAGTCTTCCGGTGGCTGGAAGCAGGCTTTTAATTCCTCGAATGTGTAAGCCTTTGCCTCGCTTTCTGCGTTTCTTTCTCTCTTGTCGATAATATAATATTTTTTCATGATTTCCACCCTCCAACCTTTGCGGCTGGTCCTTTCTTAACTTGTAGCTTAAGTATAGCATAAGTGCGTTATATTGTCAACACTTTTTACGCACTTATTTTAGAATTTTTTCTAATTCGTCAAGCTTTGCTATAACTGTATCTCTAATAAATGCAGAGTTACTTTTATTAAGTTGAAGTGCTTCAATACGTTCTTTTGTTCCGCGCGGAAAAGTAAGATTTAATCTATAGTTATTATTTTCATATCTTCGCACCGCTTCGCGCTGCTTCTTGCTTGTTTTTAGTTCCGCCATTTTTTATATCTCCTTTTTATATTAATAAATACATATTACATCAAGTGTGTTATATTGTCAATGCTAATAAGTGCGTTATACTTAGTATAACAAAAAGAAAGGAAGCCCCACAAGGGCAAAGGTAAAAAAATATGGATTATATTATTAAAATTGAAGACGCGAACAGCAATTATAACGATTGCTACGACATCGCAGAAGTTGACGCGCTGCATGAAGTGCGCGGAATACTTGAAGCGTTAAAAGCTGGAACACTTACAAGCTTTGAAATTAAAGGCGGCGACGTTCTGAACATCGTCAAAGAATTATCAGAAGAAGACGGCGCAGCAGTTCTTGAAGCTGCTGGATATGTCAATGCAGGCGGTGCAACTGATAAGGATTGTCCGGCTGGCGTGCTTGAAGATGTTGACTTCATTCTCAAAGACCAGGACGGCGAAAATATCGACCTTATAAGCTTCACTTGTGAATATAATCGGGCGGAATATGAAGCAGAGGAACGCAGAGCCTCCGAAGCTGGGGACGTAATGAACATTGAGCCAGTAAAAAAATATTGGCACCGCGTCGAATAAGCCGAAACGCTCCGATCTGGAGCGTCAGCCGTGGGATGGTCGCCCGGCTCTGAAGATGGCAGGCCAGAAAGGGAAAAGATGAAGAATTGGACAATAGAACAATTATATGACCTTTGGAGAAATCGAGGATATACGAAAAAAGTAGCGCAGGCGAAAGCTGAAAAAGACTACAAGGAAATGCACCGAAAGAAATCGGACATAGAACAGCATCAGACCATGCAAGAAATGCTTTACAACTAAGTCGAAACCGCCCACGCGGCGGTCTGTAGGAACTGCCCCACCTGCACCGATGAGACAGGGCAAACGATGAAAGGAGAACTAAAAAATGAAAAATAATAATATTATGACGATAGTAGAAAAGACAAGTGAGCAGATAAGGAGCCACATAATAATTTATCAAAACGGCCCATTTGGCTATCACTTCGCAGAAATGGACACAATAGAACAGCTTGAAAAATTTTCTAAAATGTTAGGTTTTTCTTACACGCTGGAAGAGGTGAGCCATTCAGAGAAACACGGGGAATGTAAAAAATGCAGGCTTACACACTCGATAGACGACAACACCCGCAATTTTTGGGAACTCTCAGACGTCCCAACAGGTGCGAAGCCTTTTAAAGCTCTTTCAAACGGATCTATAGTTGACTGTTATTTTTTGAATGACGGCGAAACAATACACATTTATAGACCGAACCCAAACGCTAAAAATGTATATAAACCGCTTAGCCTTAAAAATCACATTAAATTTGTGAAAAATAACTATTTGTGCTAGCAGCCGAAACGCTCCGATCTGGAGCGTCAGCCGTGGGATGGTCGCCCGGCTCTGAAGATGGCAGGCCAGAAAGGGAAAAGATGAAGAATTGGACAATAGAACAATTATATGACCTTTGGAGAAATCGAGGATATACGAAAAAAGTAGCGCAGGCGAAAGCTGAAAAAGACTACAAGGAAATGCACCGAAAGAAATCGGACATAGAACAGCATCAGACCATGCAAGAAATGCTTTACAACTAAGTCGAAACCGCCCACGCGGCGGTCTGTAGGAACTGCCCCACCTGCACCGATGAGACAGGGCAAACGATGAAAGGATGGTTGATTTTATGGCTACAGTTAAATTACAAGGAATTTATGAAAGAAGAAACGCTATCCCGGCGGCAGAACTCAAGCCGGGAATGATTACAATTTGGAATTTTGGTTATACAGAGACAATAAAGAGCGTTGAGCCTACCAAGAGCGGAAAAAGCGTCAGATGTGTTATTGTTTGCGACAAAAGCGGGAAAGAATACACGCGAACAATGCGAAACGATAGACTTGTAGCGATCGCATAGGCAAGCGGCGGCGTTTACCTGGGTTCAATTCCCCGGCTTGCTTTTACCGGAATAACCGGGAAATTTTGAAGATATGGAGGAAATGGAAATGGGAAAAATTTCTTTTGATGTAAACAACGGTGGAAAGCTAAATATTTGCCAAGCAAAGCACGACGGAAGCGTAAGCGTAAGTACTGGAGAGAGCAAAGGATATAATATAAGCGCGGGCGATTTTGTAATGCTTTTAAACTTTTACAAGTATGTCAAAGATAACGATATACAAAACGATTTTATAAATTATTATGGGAAAAACTAACCGCCGCAGAGGATGCCAGCCGGACCGATACCGGCGGCGGTTTTTGCGTTCCAAACCTTGACCGGGCAGCCTTACCCGGTGTATAATAAAGATAGGATTTTGAACGCTTGCAGGCTTTAGGACACTAAAGTTTTTAGCCTGTTTTTACGGTAAAATTGGGGCAATTTTGCCTTGAAATTTTGCCACATTTTAAAATTAACTTAGCCCCTGGGGAAAACATATACCTAGGGGGGTTGCAAAAATTTTGCATTATATTTTAAGGAGAAAAAATATGATTAAATTTGAAAACTTAAAACAAGAGGTAATTACTGCCAAAAAAGAAGAATTTGAGTTTGAGGCGGTCTCGTGCTCAAAAAAGCGTTTTCCCGGCATAAAAGGTTATTCTATCCGGGATTTTTTGAACGAATATAACAAAATAATGGGGTTAGAGGGCGAATGTGCCTATATCTGGGAAACCCTTGGCAAGTGTTACTCTCTTGCAGATTTGAGAGATGACATCCGCCGCAATGTTCCTGAATATACCGCTGCCCTATTTGATAGAGCGGTAGCAGTTATCGGCATTTATGATTTTAATATTGCGTCGGCGTATGCCTTAATCGCAAAATACATCAGGAAAGGGGGCAAAACGTGTGGCATTTTTGAATAAAGCCGGCATTAAAATTTCTTATGACTGCCAAAGCTTGATTGACGAGCTTAAACAGGATATAGAGGAATTTGGGAGCCATCTCATATTAGATGTGGTGGTGCAGGATGTAGAGGGCGTAACCATCTACAAGGATTATAATTTTATTGAGAATGACCCGGCGACAGAGTCCACACTTGAACCTGGGGAACGGATTGTAAAAATGACTGCTGCCACCCTACTTATGATGTACGAAAAAGAGAATGAATTGCTTTGAAATCCGGTTCAAATTTTCGGGATTTTTTAAAAAAGAATTTTGCAGTCTAGTCAAAATACCATAGGGGGGTTCAAAAAAGTTTGCATCAAAATTTTGAAAGGAGTGAGAAGATGAAAAATAACTTTAATCAGCAGATTTTTGATTTAGCCAATAAAAAAGGGGCAGAATTATACAAAAAATCCGTCAATATGGATAAAATTGAAATCAATATCAACAGGTATCAGCAGGTAGAGGCATTTATGAAAAATATTCCTGAAAAAGTACCTGCTATGCCAATTTTAAAAGAGGGCGTGTTTGTGCTTAAAAATGGCTCTGAATCAGGAATGGTATTATTTAATTCAGACATTGAAGACAATACCATTACTGTCAAAGCAGATACGCTTGCAGTAACGGATAATTCCCCCGTATGGCTTTGTTCTGCTAAATACATTTTCCCTTGTGAAATGGCAATAGGCGATGCTTTAAAAATAGAGGACTATGTTGACCCTAAAAGTCAGATTATGGGTACAATTAAAGGTAAAGAGGACAATAATACCAAGAAAAAATTATCATCGTTGTTTATGTCTGCTTTAGGTGTGACCTTGTGGCTTAACTATCTAATGTTGCATCCTGAACAAAAGGAAGTGCATAGAAAGAAAAGAAGTTCTCACAATTCAGAGCATAATTTTTATTCAAGTAAAGAACATATTGTCCGTTTGAATGGTGTTTCAATCAAGACAGATAGCCCGACAGTAGCTTCAAAAATCAGAAGTAGGAAAATTGTCCGTGTAGCAGAATGTTGGTCTGTAAGAGGACATTACAGACACTATAAGTCAGGCAAAGTGGTATATATCAAACCTTTTGAAAAAGGTACCAATAAAGGGAAGATAGTCCCTAAAAAATATGACATAGTATAGAACCTTGACATATTGTTAGCAATGTTATATAATCTCATTAATTTCTTAAATATCTCCACATTGGAATGTAAATTAATAATTAAATTATTTTTCCCCGAATAACCCACATTGGAATGTAAATTAATTTTTAAACTTAATTATTTGTTTAGCACTTTTAAAAGTGCAAGAAAAACGCAAAAAGGAGAAAAGCTATGGTTACAGCTTGGCACGGAATTTTTGACCAGATTTTAAATGCTCAAAATCGTGGAGATTGGGAAGAAGTTCTACAACTTTCAATGAAATTGTGCAACAATTATGAACTTCCTGTACCTCATTTTCTTTACAAGGAAGAAGAATCCGAGGACAGAAGCAAAAAATTACTTCTATGGCTAATGGAAACACACAATGAACTATTAGCAAAAATTAAAAAGTAGGCATTGAGCCTACTTTTTGCTTTCTAGTGACATAATAAGTGCAACACTAGAGTATTTGTTTTCTTTCAATTCGGTCAACATTCTTTCTTTTGTCATATCCGGATTGGTCCTTTTAATTATTTTCAACAGTTCTTCAATACTCATTATCCCACTCTCCTAACTGCCCCAAGTACCATATCGACAATGTCAAATACTTCATCCCCATAAGTTGCTACAAAATCACACAATATCTCTTCCTGTTCTATTGGCAAATACACATCATAGGACATACAGATTGCATGGCATACTTCGTGTATCAGCACTTTGCGTTGCATAAATCCGCGCAAAGCATTTGACAAATAGATTGTGTGCGTGCTTCTATCAGTTACACCTAGCACAGAAACATTATCTGACCGCTTTAATTCGCCAGATAACGGATTTTTATATTGTACTTGCCACATTGTACCATTAATACTAAAAATCATCTGTATGCCCCTTTCTGCGCATAATAAAAACCACCAACTGAATATCAGCTAGTGGCTTTTTATTAGCAAAAGTAGCAATTATCTACTTCTCCGCATTTCTTTTTTCCATCATAATAATAGAAATCGTTTGCATCAAACTGAAAGATGGCAAACAGCGAAGTTTTACCAGATAAATACTTTAATCCATCTTTATCTATATAAAATTGAGTGACCTCATTATCAATGGGGCTGATTATCAAATCTCCATTTTTAAGGTTGTTAAAAGTTCCTATTTTTTGTCTTTTCATAAATAGCCTCCGTTTTATCCAAAAGTAAATGTGTTCCTCTTCTGATGGCTTCACCTTTTGTGAAATTGTGCTGTTCACAATAGGCTTTCAGTTTTCTTTCTGTTTCCTCATCAAGCCTGATACTAAATCTGCTTGATTTCGGATTGTCGACTTTAGGTCTGCCTGCCGGTGACATAAACATCACTTCCTTTCTTGTCACACCTTTATTATATTTATGTCACACCATATTGTCAAGCATTATTTTAAAATATTTTTTCACTAGCCAATATTCAGTTATCAATGTACAAAAACAGGCCATGAATATTGCTACCCATAGCCCTTAAATTTACAACTTAGAAACAAGTGTACTAAGTTTAGTACGCATAAGATTACGTTCCTCTGCTGTCATATCGCCAATAAGCTGTGTAATATCGCCGCCAAGCTCCTTAATATAGCCGTCAAGTGCTTTCATCTTATGTTCCTTATCCTCCGGTGTATTAGCCTTGTGCATTTCCTTAGTTTCCGTGTAATTTCTCTTTGCTCTGTCATAACCACTTTCAGACATTGGCTCTGTATAGTACATCTTACCATAATCCCTATCCATATCCCTCATATGTTCTGCTTCTGGGTACATGTGCATATAAGGTGGCTCTTCATATCCCCTGCGGTATGTTCCTTTACCTTTCGGTGCAAATCTTCCATCTGCATAGCGGTAGTGGTCGTAGTATCTTCTGTCTGGATAATCTTCGTACTGTTCAAGCATACGCATAATATCCTCGTTATCTTCTGACTTTTCCATAGCTTCAACAATTCTGTAATCCTTGTCAAAGCAAGCTATATTCTTCGCTATTTCTGTAAAATCCTTTAAATCGTCAAGGTTCTGCCCCTCAAAGCTATCTAATCCGATTGCTTCAACTTTAGCTTTGACACATTCCATAATCTGTTTAGCCCATTTATGCATAATATCAAGCCTCCCTTACTGCAATCAAATTACTGTTCTGTACTTCGATAGCCTGTGTAGATGTATTCTGCACGGCTACCGTACTGCAACAGCCACAAGGTACATCCACGTAGGCTTGAGCTGAAACGTTAAATAAATTTTGTACTGCTGCCGGTGTTACAACCATTCTTGTTGACTGTAAAGGCTCTCCATCTACTGCAATGGCAAGTGATATAGCTCCAACTGTACCGCCTGTAGGTATCTGAATGTTTCCACTATAAGATACTAAAAATCTAGCCTTGCACTGATTTGTAATACCTCTTAACTTGATAATTCCACTTCCCTGTCTGTGTACTATACATTTGCTACCGCATACCGGTGTTTCTGTAAATGCAACATCTTCTCCGGCGGCAACTGTTTGTAATGCAATTCCTGTTATTTCCATTATCTTTACCTCTCTTTCAAAAAAATAAGGGCAAACATTATAGTCTGCCCTTTGATTATAAGTAATACTGCTTAGCAGACATAATCGAGTTAAACTCAATTAAGATACTCAATTATTCAGTTTTAGCAGCCGCATCCTGTATTGCAACCACATCCATAAGCATAAGCATTAGGATTAGGCACAACATAAGCTGGAATAGCCGTAGGATTTACAGAGTTGATAATCTGCTGTGTCTGAGCTGCCATCTGAGTTGTAAGAAGTGCGTTCTGTCTATCCTGTGATGCGGCTCTGCGTAAATCGTTGTTCTCTGCTGTAAGTGTTGCTATCTTATCATTTGTTAAGAAATCAAGGATAGCTCTCGTTCCTGCCTGCTGGCTGTCGATAATATCTCTTGTGTTGTTGCACATTGTGTTCTGTAAAGCACAAGTGTTAGTTGCCATGTTGTAGTTTACGCCTTGAATAGCTTCTCTTGTCTCACAGCAACAGTTAGCAAGCTGTGCCTGTAATGCGTTTGTATTCTGCATATTAGCGACTGTATCAGCGTTAATAGCTTGCTGGATACCGAATCCGGTCTGCATGATATTTGTGTTAATACCATTGAAACCTGTGAGCATACTATTGTTCATAGCATAGAAGCCGTCACAAAGTCCGTTAGAAATGCCATCTAACTTGCTGATAACTGCTGAATTATCAAATCCTCTTTGAATATCAGCCTGTGTAGCTGCTGTCGCAACATAGCCACCGCCATTGTTACCGCCAAAGCCGCCAAATCCACCATTGCCCCATCCAAAGAGTAATGCAAATACAACGATTATCCAAAGCCATCCGCCGTCAGCCCATCCGCCGTTATTGCCGTTGCCGTCAATATTAGCGACTAATGGTACGCTGGCACAATTTGAGTTTGAAAACATATTGTTACCTCCTAAAAATATATTCATAAAGATGTCACCTAGGTAGTTTGCAAAGACATCTAATATGCTACTAATTACCAAATCTACTTTTTATCTGGCTAAATACATCATCTGCATTTAGTCCCTTTTCTTTGCATAAATTTCTAGCCATCTGTTCTATGCCTTGCATATTGCCCTGCTGTGCCATCTGCATAGTGTTTTTCATCATAGGATTGCTCATAATCTGATTATTTCCCATCATCTGCTGTATAAACTGTTGCGGACCAGCTTTCATCATCTGAAAAATGTTAATTGGGTTCATTCTTCATCACCGCCTTTGCTTTGAGTTCTTGAAGTTTTTCTTTGTGTTCCTAAAGATTTATCAAATCTATCTTCCAACTGCCCTATTTTCTCCGATAACTCTTCAAACTTATTCAGGAATAGCTGTGTGCTTTCGTCTGATAGGGTAAATTTAGCGTTTTCTGCGTTAGACATAGAATTTGCTGTCTGATTATCTTTAGGGGGTGTATAAGGCTTATACACAATCGTATTAATGGTCCCGTTAGCGTTCCAACCTTTGACATAAATCTCCGACATATCCTGTTTAGGGAAAAATGCCATTGAGCCGTCCATAGGAACCTCGTTAGCATTAATGTTTTCAACCGCCTGTACTATTCTTCCGCTAATGCCTGTCATCTGCTGTGGCATAGGCTGTTGTTGTAAGCTCTGCTGATAACTTTGTAAAAAGTTCATTCTATCCATATATGGATTTTGAGATTGCATATAAGGATTATTCATCATAGGTGCCTGATAAGGATTGTTCATTGTCTGCCTCCTCTAAAACATCTTCGATTGCGTGGATAACAAGAGATAATGTTACTAAGTCAAGTTTTTGCAACTCTTCTTTGCTTAAGATTTTTTCTCTAACTTCATCAGAAAACATTCGCACTACCTCTCTTTCTAGCTTAATTTTGGCATAAAAAAAGACGCTTATAGCGACATATAATAGACACATATATGACACATAAGCGACATTTTTAAAATTATGCAGTTGTAAAAACGTGATAAATACGGCATTAGCACTTCCTATATGTCATAGGCACAGCGTAAGTCGAAAACTTTACGTTCAGGCTCATATCAAAATTGTCGATTGCTTTTATAAGTCCTATGCATCCTATCTGGAACAGATCATCCATATTTTCGCCGTTGCCGGAAAATCTTTTTACAACGCTTAAAACAAGTCTTAAGTTGCATTTTATATATCTTTCCCTCGCTGCTTTATCTCCGTTTTTTACTTTAATAATGAGTTCTTCTTTTTCCTTGGTAGATAAGAGTGGTAATTTTGATGTGTTCACTCCACATATTTCAACTTTGTACATTGTCAT